TTAATGTTTCCCTATTAGTAGGACCAAATGTGTCCCTCATCCATTGTAGCCAATTACTACTTCCTTTAGCCTGATTGCATTTCCTACAGCTGGGTACCAAATTTGAAGTAAGGTCTTCGCCACCAAGACACTTAGGGCGAACGTGGTCAAGTGTAAGTTCATGTAGTTCATAAGTTTCTCCGCAGTATACGCATTGACAATTAAAGTATTCCTTAATTGCACGACGGTGTAGCCTTTTTGCTTCAGAGCTTGTCATCGTTATTAGGTTGTGGAGGTAGTGATCAGGACTAGGAAATAGCGGTGTCACATTACTGGATTTTGAGTAGATCAGCCATACTTCTTACCCTTACGTGGGCGTGTACGGTTTGCTTTAGGGGATTCTAATTTGCCTTTATTGGGACCTGTATGGGAAGCATCCATACCATCACCATTACCATAAGTACCAAGCTTACGGTTCAGTTTATTAGCATTAGTACGGATCTTAAGACCCTCTTTAGTTTTATTATAGGAAGCTTGCTGCTTGAGGCGCTTAGCCTTTGCCTCAGGATTAGCCTTATAGTATTTAGATGTGCGACTTGCCATACAACCTCTTTTGGATAAGTTCAGGATCTACCTTGGGCATAATGGTGGCAAGTTTATCAAGTGGGTTACCCTGATACGCGCAACCCGAAATGTCATTTTTAGATAGCCAATCTGTGCAGGCTTTTAAATCTGCAGTACTAGCCTCACCAGATTTAATGCGGCGAAGAAACTCTTCGGTAACTAGGTTATGTAATTCGTTAAAAGCATCTTCCGTAGCTTTCTGTTTAGGTGCCATAGTGTCCGTTAGTAAGTAAATAAGTCAAGGCTTTAGATAGTATTGTTGGGCTATCTTTTAAGTAACCAAGTCCACGGTTGCAGTTATTGCAAAGTAACCCACGAACTTCATTCGTTTCATGGTTATGATCTACTCTAAAACGTTCTCCGGGACCTCCAGGGGTATCTGTACCACAAATAGAGCAAAGGCCATTCTGCTGTTCGTAGAGTAAATCGTAATCCTTTAAAGTAATACCGTACTGAGTTCGGTACTTCCAAGTTCTTGCTCTTTGAGAATCACGAGCTTGCTGGTTTCTGCATTCCTTACAAGTGTTACGTTTACTCTCAAATTTGTCCAACTCTTTTTCTATCCCGCATTTAATGCAGGTTTTCTTAGCCATTTCTCAATACAATCTGGTCCAGCTTGTTCTCGATTCTGATCATGTGATCCTCCATCTTTTGTAAGGCGTTAGCTAGCTCTTGGCGAGGGACGTACTTCTCAGCAAACCTCAACTCAATGGAATCAATACGTTTGTCTAATTGATCCATACGTGTGTTCGATTTACTATTAATAGCTGCAATACCGCCACCTATCCCAATCACCAGAGAAGCAACACCTGTGATAACCGCTTCAATCATTTCTTTTGGTTGATGATGTTAATCAGTTTAGTGCTATAGTTGGGATCAGTGGCGTACCCCTCCTTGACTAAAAGTTTGCAACACTCCTCTACAGAGGTTGCTCTATTCACACCTTTATATGTCTTGTAGTCCTTGTACCAACGTTGTGTCAAATAGGAGACACACGACTGAAGATCCGGGAAGTTAATGAACCCAGCAGTAATCGTGATCCATTTACCATCAATAAACTCTTTAGTCTCATGGTCAGTACCAGATCCTTTAAGTCCAAAGTAGTTATGTGTACCAGAGGTATGCTTACCCCATCCACTCTCTAATGCCCACTGTGCTGCTACTACTTGTGGGAACTTAGCACCAGCCTTAGAGGCAGCAGTGATCACTCCCTCCCAAGTGTTAGCAACAGTAGCTACAGGTTGCGGTGTAGAGGTAGGACGGAAGGTCATGAACCATCCAGTACCACTACCCTCCACTTCCCAACGCTTAAGCCAGTTCTTCCAAGAATAACGGACACTACTACCACCACTACCAATAGTGACATAGCCTCCGTTAACGTTATCCATCTCACCGTATGGGTCATGGAAGACACCACGTTCACTCTCATCACCAATCAATAACATCCAATGCCCACCACCCCTAGGAGCAGTAGCAGGACCTTTATGGAGGATGCCAGTAGCAACTGGATAACCAGCCTTTAGTTCATTGATCAAAGCTTGTTTAGTGCCCTTTTGGTAGAAGGTAGCTAAGATACCGTACTGCTGACAAGCCTTGATGTGTGATGTATATTCAGTTGTATCGCCGTACTTCAATACAGTACGGAGGTAATCATCATCTGCGTTACTACCCTTAAGCGCATCAGGACGGAGATACTTGATTGCCATAGCACATGTTGAGCTAAAGCACATCCGATCTCCGTGACCTGTTGCACTATCTGTCTGGGGGTAGTACTGCTTAACTTGCAGCAATACCATTACTACTTACCTCGGAAGGTACGACGAATCTTACGTACAGTGTCATCCTCAGTACGTGTCTTACTGAAGTAAGCAGCAGCCATAGAGATGGCCTGGGTAACGCTATTAGCCTTACGCTTCTTAGTTACACCAAGGTATTCAGATGCAATAAAAAGAACAAAGAAAGCAAGTGTCTCATAGGACACCTTAATACCAAGAATAGTGATCATGGTTAGTTAAAGGTAAGGGTGTCATTACCAATTGGTTCATCTTTTGTTGGCCAGCCGCTGTAGTCAGCACTAGTGACATAAGCTGCCAACTCATCAGTAGTAGTCGTTGCCCGAATCTTTCCTTCCTTGGTGCCGGAGATGTCCCGTACAACAAGGCGATAGAGAAGAACGTCAGCAGGAGTTGGAGTGCCTGTCTCAGCTTGACGGGTGATGTACCAGTCACTACCGGCCAACAGTGTGCCAGCAGTAGTTTTAGTCTGACCGACCCACTGCTCTACGAGTTGTGCGTGATCTTTGGGAAGGTTTGGTCCCCAATAGAACCGTTGGTCATAGAAAGGAGCATCAGGTGCTTCCGTAATGCCAATAGCTGCACGCTCTTCAGGTGACGAAAGTCGGAGCCAGTTATTCGGGTATTGAATGCCATCGTGGGTAAATGCCACGTCTGGACTTAGGGGTTGTCCGTTTAAGATAAACATATTATTCAGTAGAAGTCGTGTTCACTACTAGCGGGCGCGGCTGTATGCGAACGGTGATTCGGCGAAGGCGGCGTAGATGTAGGTGGCGCCGGAGGCATTGAGGCCACCAGAAGTTGTCCGGATTTTGAAACCATTACTAACAATGTCTAGAGCCGCTGTGCCCGCTGCTTCGGCGCTAGCCAAGTTGGGATATAGTTCGGTTCCAGCGATGTTATAGGTGTCTCTTGCGGTGTCATAGATCACCCAAACATTTCCACCGGCGCCAGTGTTTTTGATCAGCACCCACCTTGTACGCATCCCGGTGAACACAAACGGCCCATCCGTGCTGCCATTGCCGGTGTAGCTGCCAAAAGAAGAGTACCCGGCTACTGGGGCGAAGCAGTAGGCGACGTAGTTTAATGAGCCATTTAGGTCGCTATCGGAACCAAGCGTAAAAACAGTGGACGATGGCGTTGTGTTGTTCCAACGATTGCTCGATGTGTTTGCTGCAGTTGTGCTGTTTAGCTCCAGGTATTTAGTATTGCCAAGAGCCTGGTGGTACACCTGCCAATATCCGCCGGAAACATTATTGCGTCCCTTAATAATGATAAGTTGCGGAGCCACGCCTAGCCCATGTCCAACAGTTGCGCCAACAGTGCTGTTCCCCGTATAAGTAACAATCGACAAGTAGCCGTTTGTTCTCACCTGACTAGTGATGGAGCCTTGTGTGTTGGTGACTGTTGTACTGCCGGCGTCCCAGCACCAGGCGGCGTAGGTGCCAGCACTGGCGTTAAAGCCAGCATCGGCATCCAGGCTAAAACCATCCGAATTAAATGCGGTGATGCAATCCGTCTCTGTGATCTCCGCAGCCGTTTGATCGCTTGACAGAAGTTTGGTATTGCCGCGAACAGTGTCTGTAAGCCAGTTGCTTCTTACAGCAGATCGTTGCTTGATCCACACCAAATCCGGGCTAAACCCCAAACCACTAATGGTCTGCGTGCTGCCATTGCCGGTGTAGAGCTTGACATCCATCACCGTCGAAGGCTTGGCGACTACTGGGGCGGGCAGGCTGGTATCGCACAGCGCCTTGAAGCCGCTGGGGGCGGTGTAGGCGAAGGGGCGTTGGCCGAAGTTGGCAACGTAGGTTGCGTTAAACGACATCACGAACGGGAAGTATTGGACACCCGCCGTGGTGCCGATGGCCCCTTGAGATACGTTATTTTTATAGAAAGTTACTTGATTTGAGTCAGCATCAAAGGCAACGCCAATAACAGTGCCACTGGAGTATGAGGCGCCGTATGTGGTTCTGCTGGCATCTACACCTTTGCTGCCATCTTCAAAATAAATAACTTGAGATGCAGCATTCTGGACGTTGAGCGGCACAGCGGAACTACCAATACCGACCGCCCCTTGAACGCTGCCTCCAGGTGTGATTTCGTAGTACCACTTGCCAGACGAAGGGAAAGCTATGGTGCCACGGACATTCCTGGCGGTGCTATTGGTGTTAGTGAGTTCAAGATTGCCATTTGAAATGGTAAGACTTGAGTTGGCATCCAGAGGATTCCAGGTGCAGTAATTCCCCCGCACCTGCCCCCCACTTCCCGTATCAACCTCGCTGCCATTAGTGGGAACGTCTACGAGGCTGTCGTTGCCTGCACCAGCGGTCACCGATAGGTTCGTTGGGCTCCAGTTGTTTGAATTCCCGCTGTAGTCCTTGCCAAGGGTGGTGGCAGTGGAGGCTGAGTTATCGGAGAATTTCAGCCAGAAACCATTTGTACCGAAACTTCCCGTGTACTGGCGTGGCAAAAGTTGCCCAGTAACGGCACTGGTTTCTACGAAAGACGATGGATCTAACGCTTGGCCGTCGATGAAGTGGATGTCGGCGAGGTAGCCGTTGAAAAAATCAGCTACGGAAGATGTTTGACATCCAATTCGATGGTCGACACTGCTGTTAATTGCGTAGTCGGTATTTTGTGAAAACGTCAACCCCGAAAGGGCTTGCAGGGTGTTGTTAATCCAAACCTTTGTTCGATCTGCTGCCGTTGCTTGCGTAGTGTCAAACGCGACTACGACGTGATACCAAGCTGATGGATCACGAAAAACTGCTGTGGTAGCGTGCGAGCCAACGCCCTGCAATTCAAACGAAAAGGTGTCACCCGACCCAAATCCAAATAGCAGGCGGCCGCCACCGGAGCCAGCGCTGAACAATGTTTGGTAACCAGAGGACAATGTGCTGCGCTTTACCCACCCCGCCCAAGTCCATTTCTTCTGATTCCCTGCTGATGTGAAATTACGCCCGCAGTAGGCACTGTCACTTGAGTTGAAACGGAGGCTTCTTTCAATGGTGTATCCGCCACCCTCAGCTCCTGAAATAAGGTCTGTATTAATATTACCTGGAATCATGTAACCTCGGTGATAAGGCGAGCAGTAATACGAGTAGCCGACTCAACATAATAGACAAGAGTCGATACACTACTCAATGCAGTACTCATGGTAGGTGTACCACCACTAAACTTCCAGTTACTACCATATGCAACAGTATAAGCAGTACCAGAACCTTGAGTAATAACAATAGCTCCTGACTGACCTGCAGTAAGGTTAGTAGGATTAGCAAGGGTAAGGCTATGAGCAAGTGTAAGGCTAAAGTTATTAGCTACAGCAAAGTCAGGTGTTACAGTAGCTGCTGAGGTAAGAGCACTTACAGCACCACGTTGTGCTACAGTGAATGTCTGTACGACATCAGTCTTAGCGGTATCAGCGTCATAAGCTTGAACAGTACTACCAATAGCACTAGAGGTAAGGATATTAGCATTATAAGCTTGTACACTTACACCGATGTTGCTTGTATTGAGTACAGCATTAGCACCAACCGACAAAGAGTTAGTTACATTAACAGCACCTGATGGATCTACAGTAAGGCGTGCAGTACCACCAGTAACAAGTGCTAGTTCATCAGCACCAGTATGAGCAATACCAGTGTTTACATCACCATCAAAGGAGTAAACAGGTGCTGCAGTAGAGGTGCTATCATCAGCCTTAAGTTGACCAGTAAGGGTACCACCAGTAGTCTTAAGGTACCGACTATCAGAGTCAGTAGCGTAGTAACGTACCCACACCCAAGTAGAAGTAGCACTACTATAGTAGATCTCAACAGTAAGACCACTGTCCCCTATGAAGCCTCCAGGAAGCCCACTAAGGGGTGTGAAACTCTCAATACCTGTAGAGTCAAGGATACGAATAGCATCACCGTTTACAGGCGATCCTGGGATGGCTGCAACGTTAGCTACCACTGTATAAGCAAGAGCCTCTGCAGCAGCATTAAGAGCCGCTGTAGCATTAGTGTTGGCTGTGTTAGCAGTGGATACAGCACTGGCTGCTGCAGCACTAGCAGCATTAGCTGTAGACACAGCTGAGTTAGCTGTTGATACTGCACTATTAGCTGTTGCAGTAGCTGCATTAGCCGTTGATACAGCACTAGCAGCTGTTGCCTGAGCTGCAGTCGAGTTACTAAGGGCTGTGTTAGCCGTTGTAGTAGCTGCAGTAGCTGCCGTAGTAGCAGAGGCTGCGTTATTACTAGACTCCTGTGTTACATAGAGACCTTGAATAAAGTTATTATTAAGGTCTTGTGCACGAATAGCAGAACCAGAGTAGAAGGTAGCAGCTAGATCGCTATCATCAGTCTGACGATAGATAACAATAGCAGCACCATTAGCTGGTGTATTACCAGCAGTGAATAGTACCTGTCCACCAGTCTTAGTGCTGTAGTTAAGACTTTGTAGGTTATAGTGAGTACCAGCTGTTTTAAGGACACCTGCAACAGTAACCTTAATATCAGTAGGCTCTAGCCATTTAAAAGTAAAAGAAAAGGGTCCTAAGTTGGACCCATCACCAGTGAATGTATTTTGTGTAGTAGCCATCTCTAAGGTTAGCGATACATTTGAGTTAGTCGTTCAATCTCTGCTTTACGACGATCAGCAGCCCGTGCAGCATCATCAATACGACCTTGTTTCATGAGGTTCTTATTGGTCAGTGACTCTTGGATAGAGCGCCACATCGGTTCATTTTCTTGTTGCATACGCAACTCAGCTGCCTTCTGAGCTTGAGACATGATGTCATTCATCACTGAATAGACTTCACTTTGAGCTGCTTGTATCTCCTCAGATGGACGACCTTGTACACGCATTGCACGGATACGATCCAACTGATCGTTATACTTCTTGTTCTTACTTAGCTTATCGAACTCCTTCCACAGTTGTTGCTCACCGATGTACTTATACAGTACTTCACGTTCCTGTGGGGTGTATTCATGGTTACCAGAGCTATCCTTACGAATCATCTGAATACCATCCCAGCCACTATCAATCAACCACTGTCTCCAAGGCTCAGTGCCCTCACTGATCTTAACTGGGTTAACAGCATTAAGAGCGCGAAGGACTGGGTTATCAATATCATTGAGGGGCTTACCCGTGTAGATATCAATCTGTTCAGGTAGTTGACTGGAGAAGCCAGGTACCTTATTGGTAACATAACCAACTAGGTCCTTATAGATATCCTTTTGGGAACTAGTGACAGCGTTAGAGACAACACCAAGAGCACCAGATAGAGGGATAGCAGCCCTTACTTCATTAGCAAGGAAGCGAGAGATAGCAGTTTCATCACCGTTAGCAACAGCAACAACAGGCTCAAGACCAGCAGTCCAGGACTTATTGACAAAGGTAGCAGAAAGAGTCCAAGCTAACTTATCAGTAAATGACTCAGTAAGGGTAGAGCCAATGTCACGTGAGTAGAAGGCAAGGTCACCCACAAGAGTCAAGATAGTATCAAGTGGTTCATAACCTGCGTAGCTCACCCACTTACCACCAATGTTAATGGTCTTAGGTTGCCAACCGAAGTTATCACGAAGCTTCTTACGTTCACCTGCATTAACAGGACCGTTACCACGGATGTTACCAGCCAAGGCATGTCCAAGCATAGAGGAAGACAGTAGTGCACCAAAGGCTACACGACCACGGTATTCAGCCTCAAGACCCTTGAAGATAGCCATACCATTAGGTACACCATCATACGCAATACCGTGCTCCATGAGAGCTTCTTTGATCTTATCGATGTCATCACCAGCCCACAGTACTTTGGAGTACCTGTTCATACCAGGTAGAGTGGCGATAGGAGTATAAGACATTGCCATCTTAACACCATTAACACCAGTCTTAGGGAACATGAAGAATGGCTTGAGAATAGGAAGTCTATTAACACCACGAGTCAACCACGCAGCAGTCTCATCATCCAAGTTCAGTGCCATCTCTCCAGCAGCATTCTTAGCAGCAGCATCAGTTAAGTTACCAAGAGCATCGAAGGACTCATCATAAGCCATCTTCTCAGCCTTAGCTAGTTGTTGGGCTAGCTCAGCTCCCTTATAACCAATACCAGATACTTCATCCCATGCCCTAGCACGAGCCATCTGAGAGGCTACAGTAGTCTGTACAAAGGAGTCAGCACTAATCATAGCATTAGTACCGTACTTAAACCACCGCCAGTTACCAAGGTCATACATGAACCTAGCAAAGCGATACTGAGCAAGACGACCCCAGTTACCATCCTTTTCCCATACCTGTTCCATATCGGCTAAGGTATCCCAAAGGTTAGGGTTATAGTCAGTAACAAGGTCTTCACGTGCTAGTTCACGGAAGTCAGTAGTAGCATCATTACCCCACTTACCGTTATTCCAGGTACGCTTAAAGGTATCCCAGGAGTCATTCAATGCACGCTTATTAACTTGCCAGAATGAACCGTAGACATGGGTAGCCTTACGGAGATCATCAACAGTGTTACGACCCATCAAGGCACCAATACCAGTACCAAGGAAGGCATTGTTAGCACGTAGGGTAAGTGCAACAGTGTTACCAGTAATAGCTTTGAGAGCTGAGATACCAGACAACATGTTGTTATAACGTACTGCCCACACACCTTGTGCAAAGGCATTCAGACCTTCATCACCACTCTTAAGAAGACCAACTGGGCTAAGTTGCTTAGCACTCCACTTCATCAACTTATCAAGGGAATCTACATCACCCCTAGTTAATGCAAAGGCATCAATCAAAGGTTGAGCAGCATCAGGACGATCCCTAGCAATAGTACGGATCATATCCCGATAACCTTGGGCTTGGATGTTCTTCTCTCGTACCTTAAGATCAAACTGCTCAGTAATCTGTCTAATAGCAGTCTCCTTATCAGGTGACTCCTTAAGGAACTTCTGCCAACGATCCTGGTTCTTAAGTGCCCAACCAGCGATGTACTTATTAAGTGCATACTCTTCCATAAGGAAGGCAAGGCGATCACCAAGCATCTCAGTAGTACGGCCAAGGTCAGCACTCTCAGGGAATGCCTTATAGCCCTCAGCAATATCTGCTACTTCACGTCCTACAGTATCCATAGCACGAGCTGATGTTTCAGTAACGATTTGACCGATGTACTTATCAGTCAGTTCACGCATAGCATAGCCAATGGCTTCTGCTTGAACATCGTTGACATACTTAATAGAACGACCATCAAGAAGGGTCTTTACATCACGGTTGTTAAGGAATAGGTTCTTAAGATCAGATACCTTATCAGTACCAATGATGTCGTTATAGATCTTCCAGGCACCATCACTCATTTGAGCTTTGGTGTACCTGAAGCCGTCAACGATAGCATCAAAGTTACCAGTAGCACGAGTGCCTTCAGCTAGGTCTTCAATAAGGTTACGGGATACAGCATTACCTTTACTGAGGTCATAGTAAGCACGTTCAGAAAGGATAGGAGCAGGAGAACCACTAGTGTTACCCATCTTGATAGCAGTAG